TTGACGCTAGACGTCGCATCAAAAACTGGCAAGGCACCTGTTTTAGAAAGAATGTTATCAAAGTATGTGGGACGCCTGACGTCGAGTATTGAAAATGACATCACTAAAACAAGGAATCATTCAAGACAAAGAGGTAATATCATGCGTGCAGTTTTTGGGATTGATGTGAGTAAGGCAAGTTCAGAAGTGGCCATTCTAGTCAATGGTGAGAAAGTTCATGGCTATACCATGTCCAATGACGCCCTCGGCTTTGCTCGGCTACTTGGCGATTTGAGAACCGTCCATAAACCAGAAATCATCTTTGAAGCAACAGGTGTCTATTCTCGCCGTCTCCAAACTTTTCTAGAAGATAATGGCTATGCTTATACAAGGCTTAATCCCTTAGAAGCTAAGAAGCAACTGGATAGCTTGCGTGTGAGGAAAACAGATCAAATTGACGCCGAAAAACTGGCTCAATCTCAATTTGTGCTGAATCGTAAACCCACTTATGTCCAAGAAGAAGTCTACCAAAACTTGCGGGCTCTCAGCCGTTTCTATCAGAATCTGACCGAGGACATTGTTCGAGCTAAAAACCGTCTGCACAAGGTCTTGCAAGTCACGTTTCCAGAGATAGAGACTGTCTTATCAAAGCCAACTGGGGAACAATACTGGAACTTAGTTACTGCGTTTCCTTGTAAGGACTTCGTGCTTGAGTTAAGCAAGGATGAACTCTTAGAGAGCATTCGTCAATCCACTTCAAAACGGATTTCGGACAAGCGTGTGGCGTACTTAGCCGAAAAGCTTACAGCACTAGCTAATCAATCTTATTGTGCCGTTAAGAAAACCTCTCCGATCATGGAAGAGGTTCGTTACTATGCAAAAGAATTGCTTAGACTTTCTGAACAGAGACAAACTGTTCTAGACCAAATGGTGGAACTAGCTCAGCCATTACCTGAATATGACATTCTGCTCTCTATTCCTGGAATAGCTGAGACTACTGCAACAAGTATTATTGGTGAACTGGGAGATATTCGCCGTTTTCAGTCTACCAATCAAATCAATGCCTTTATCGGTATTGATCTGAGACACTATGAATCTGGCAACTTCCTCGCTAAGGAACACATTACCAAGCGTGGCAATCCCTACGCTAGAAAGATTCTGTTCAAATGTATTCACAATATCGCTTCAGCCAGTCACACCAATCCTTGCCATATCGCCGACTTTTATGAGAAACGAAAAAGACAATCGCAAACGACTTCTACGAAGCCACACACGATTGCCTCCATACATCGTCTCATTCGGACAATGTATTACCTCATTACGCATAATAAGCTTTACGATTATACTTCTACCCAAAATCGGTAAAACTGTTTATGCACTATCATTGTAACACCTTATCAAAAAATTTCAACATAAGGTGTTGCTTTTGTATACACTTTTTACACTAAACTTTAGTCCAAAATAAAATAATTTCCTTATTTGGATGACGAGACACAAAATATTTTTCGTCAAATACCTTGATGAACTTGACAAATGGTAGAAAAAGAGTTCACTCAAACAGATTTTGGCTTTGAATTTTCTGGTCGGATTGACATGATGGATGGTGGTTTATTAGTTGAATATAAAAGGCCTGCTGTTTTAACATCTGGAACTAGCCAGGAGAAAGCACAAAATCAGCTTGTAAACTATTACAAACAATTACGTGATAACTTTGATATAACGCTAATGATCGTTACAGATGGAAAAAAGTTTCTGAAATTGTTGAGAATATTGATGGAATCAGGTCAACTCCTTTTAAAGAACTGGATGTTTTGACATTCGATAGAATAATTAAAGCGATTATTGCATCTGATTCAAAACAACTGAATTCTTACAATATTGTAAGGGATTTTTCTCTTGAAAACGAAGATAGTCTTACAAAGCGAATTTCCAATAAGTTATATTCAATCTTATCAAATTCTGACGAAAACGATCAGATTGATATTTTGCATAGGGAATGGCAAGAACTCTTCCATCTTTCAGAAGCCGATATGGGGAAAAATCAAGATATTGCAAAAAGGAGAGAAGCATTAAGTGCACTATTTAAGATTAAAATTGATACTCCAAAGGCTGAATATAGAGGATTATTTGCATTACAAACAACGTATGCGATAATTGTTAAATTAATAGCTTGTAAAATCGTTCATAGAGTATTTACGTTCGAAGAAATTAAGTACTTTAGTGATTTAACCTCAGTTGAAGAAGACCAGTTACACAGATTTCTTCAAAAAATGGAGGATGGTTATTCTTTTGCAGATCAAGGGATACATAATCTTTTAGAAGGTGACTTTTTTTCCTGGTATGTATGGGATGGAGAATGGGATTACGAGTTATTTGAGTTGATCAAGGAGCTTGTTACAAGAATCGAAGACTACTCTATTTTCGGATTGGAGAGTAATATTAATTCAGCTGATATTTTTAAAGATCTTTATATTGAAATAATGCCAAAAGCGGTGCGACATTCTTTGGGAGAGTATTTTACCCCCGCATGGCTTGCGGATAGTCTACTTAAGGAAGCTGTATCTCAAATTAAGAATGATGAAAGTTATATTGCTGTCGATCCTACATGCGGCTCAGGTGTATTCCTGATAACAATGATTCAAAGCATTATTGCTAAGAATGATATCGTTAACTATACAAATCAAGAAAAGAAGGAGTTATTAGAGCAAATTCTACATAGAGTAAAAGGAATTGATATAAATCCTTTAAGTGTATTGACATCTAGAGTAGGATATATATTAGCAGTTTCTCCGCTTCTAACTAAAGATGTGGAGTTTGAAATTCCTGTGTATTTAGGAGATTCAGCTGTTACACCAACTAAGGAGAGTATTGGAAATGTAGAGTGTTTCAGATATGATATGTCTAGTATTCAAAGTGAAATCAATGCAGTATTTCCAGTAAAATTAGTTGAGGATCAGGATAAGTTCTCAAAAGTAATATGCTTCCTAGCCAAAATGGCTCAGGAAGGGAATGAGGAATTATTATTTAGGTATTTATCAGAGAGCGTAGAAAGCTATGTTGGTACTCTTGACCCAATGCTGGAAGTTAGGTTTAGGGACATGATAGATCAGATGATTGCACTAGATAAAAATAGTTGGAATGGTCTATGGATCAAGGTAATTGGTAATTTCATCAAAATTACTACAATTAAGGAAGTAGATATTGTAGTAGGGAATCCACCGTGGGTTAAATGGGAATTTCTACCAAGTGCATACGCTGAAAGAATTAAATCTATTTCAATTGATAGACATTTGTTTAGTGGTCAAACTTACATGGGAGCAATTTCTTTAAACATCTGCGCATTGATTGCTCATGTTACAGCAACAAACTTCTTGAAAAAAACAGGGGTTCTGGCATTTTTAATGCCGAAAACGATTCTAACTCAAGACTCCTATGAAGGCTTTAGGAATTTTATCATTGATGAGGACAATGGTGAAAGATTCTATCTTCAGAAGTGTATTGATTGGGAAAAGTCAGGGCACCCTTTTATGGATATGAAAGATGCATTTTTATCGTATATTTACAAGAGAGATTATGTTGATTACAAGCAAGGGCTTCCTTTAGAATTTGTAACCAAGAAAAGAGGAAGTAAAAAAATGAGTGTTATCAATTTAGAACATTCATTTGAAAGCGTAAAATCAAATTTTGATTTTGTTGAGGGGAAATTAATTCAGGTGGATTCCTCTAGATCAGGATTTACTTTTGTCAGAGATGGTAGTCAAGCTGAACATTTTTCTAAAATTGTAGGGTACTGCTCATATAAAGCTAGATCTGGTGTTGAGTTTACTCCAAAAGAAGTCTATATGTTAATTGAGGAAGACGACAATACTTCATCGAATAAATCTAATTGGATTTTTCAAAATGATACAACTAAAGGAACAGTTCATAAAGTTAACCATAGTGGTCCTCTAAAAATTGAAACGAAATATGTGCGCCCACTAATTAAGGGGCCAATGATTAGTAAATTCAACATAAACTGGCAAAATGAATATGCAATTTATCCATACAATGAACTTGAAACTACTTCGGTACCAATTGTGGATTTATACAATTCTTCAAATAGATTAGCGGAGTATCTAGTCAGCCAAAAAGATGTAATCGGAGCACAAAGTGAAAGATCGAAGGCTATCGCAAAAGGGGATGATTTTTATTCATTAAGTAAGATTGGAGTTTACACCTATGCTCCGTATAAAGTTGTTTTCAGAGATAATAGTGATTGGGCTGCTGCAGTCCTCGGTCCAATGAGAACTTCTTGGGGTGATACAGTTACTGCTATTCCAGCAAAGCATGCACCGTATTTTTCTCAACGGAAGCTACGAGCCGGGGAGAAAGTTGCTAATGAGTCAGAGTTATACATTACTCAGGAAGAAGCGTATTATATTTGTGGGGTACTAAATGCACCGGTAGTCAAAAACTATATGCTAAGTACATTTAGTACACGGAGCATATCAATTGATTTAAAAATCAAACTTCCACTATATGATGAAAACGATCCAAATCATAAAAAAATTTCAGATTTGGTAAAATCGATTTATGAGAAAAATACCGTCGATGAGTCTGATTTGTTGAAATTGAATGAGTATTACTTAAATATCTGTAATGAGACTGAATAATTACTTGATATAATTTATCTTAAGAGCTAATATACCAACAACGGAAGGAGTTGGTATATTTGAATAAAAATAATGATAACGAGATACTATCTGAAATTTCCAATTTTTTAGATTCGATTTCACAGTTTGAAGATTATATGATGGAGAATCAATTTCTTTATTACTCTTTAAGTGAATTAGTCATTTTGCTACGTTTATCATTACAGATATTAAAAGAAAAAATCGATAGAAGTTGATATCCAGAGTAACAAAAATGATTTAAAAGTAGGATTGAATTAAAAGGAAAAATGGTTCAAGTAAATGCAAAATCGAAACTATCAAGTATTACCAGGCTTGATAGTGATTCATAAAAAGGAAATCAATATCTTGTGCCTCATTAAGTGACATTGGCACAAGATATTGTTTTTTTAGTTAATGAAATATTGATTTTTCAATTTTATCTGGTATAATATCACCAAGAAAAAATAGAAAACAATATTAAAAAATTTACTATAGAAAGATAAGTGGTGAGCCATTGGACTTTAAACACTATTTGAATAATAATCCCAGTGTTACCGGATTTATAAATGGATGGATTCGTGAATACCTTGTCGGACTTCATAATATTCAATTTTTCAGTGATATTGAGATTTCTATATATCAAGTCAAGTTTTGTACAATTTACTGGACTGATCGTGAGAGTTTTGTATCTGAGTGCAGTACGGTAGTTAAGTATAAGGTCTTGAGTGAGGGTTTGACTTATACAACACGTTTTTCATTTTGGTTAGATGGTTATTTTGTTTCAGACGACTTACAAGTAATGAACTTTAGGACCTCTGCGCCAAAAGGACTTGAAAACCACTTTACCCAGCGACTTGATTTAATTCCCTATATGAATCGTGGAGAGTACGATCTTGCTGCGAGTCATATTTTGTCCAAGTACTATCCCGAATTTTCATCTGCTAATGACAATGTTGGTACAATTGATGTAATGTTACTAGCTCAGCGAATGGGATTGAATGTGGTGTTTCTGAACATATCGGAGGTAAATGAGCAGCAGCGTGCTATGGTCAAATTTGATAGTGAACCTGTCAAAGCTTTTGAACCAGAAACAGGAGAAATTTTCGATTATTTCCCCGAAATCGGAGACTTAATAGTCGACGCCAAGTTACTTGACCCTAACCGAGTTGGAGAGTTGAATAATTCCATCTTGCATGAATGTGTGCATTGGGAGTATCACTGGCAACATTTTGCTTTCAAACGAATGCTCTCAAACCATTATGGAGGTCCAAAACTGATACCTCTCAATCTTGTTAACGATAATCCTGAGTACTCCATGGAATGTCAAGCTAAGGGAATTGCACCAAGAATTCTCATGCCGAAAAACTCTGTTGAGAAGATGGTTATTAGTACCATGGGAGAATACAGCTACCTTGGTTTTAGTAACGTGACGGAGTTATCACTTCTGGCAAAAGCCGTTGATAAGGTTGCTATTGCCTATCATGCTTCTAGAAAGTCCGCCAAGATTCGATTAGAAGAACTCGGTTTCTCAAATAATAGTAGCGCATATGACTATATTGATGGCTCCTATGTTCCTAGTCACATCACTTCGACAAATGGAGAAATTTATCTACACCAGACTTTTACAATTGGATTTTCGGAACTTATTAATTTGGCTAGTGCTAATAGTGAGCTTAGTAAATTACTACTCACTGGCGAATATGTTTATGCAGACAAATTTGTCTGTATTAACGATTCACGCTACGTTGAAGTTGACTCTTTCGGTCACCTAATACTAACCGAAGAAGCACTGAATGATGTAAGTAAATGTTGCTTATCGTTTAGTTATGAATACCTTAATTTTAATTCGGGTTTATCTACACAGTATGAGTATACCCTCTTCAAGCTATCAGAAGCAGATTATGGTCGAATTCTGAATGGTTTCAATAAAAATGCTGAGATACTTGATGTAAGAGAAGAGGCAGTTGCATTGGATAATTTCAATGTTTATATTCAGGAAATTATCTCAGAAAATGAAGGAATAGTTGATTATCTGTATGATGTTCGTCTTACGTTCGAAGAGGTAGTTAGTAAAATTGTTGAATATCGAGGATATGACAATCAAGAATTTGTTGCCCAAACAAATCTTCATCGAAATTTTTTGAGTAAACTTCGTCAATTTAAAGGAACTTCATATGAAGAAATGACTTTGTTGAGACTTTTTGTTGGATTGAAAATTCCAACAACTTATCTCGAAAAATTCTTTGCAATTGCAGGCAAAACAATTAATCCGACCGATAAAAAAATGCAATACATTACTCAACTTATTTCAGTTTTCCATGGTATCGATATAGATAAGTTTGAGAAACTTGTAAAACAAATTCCAGCATAAAAAATAAATTTGCACCTAGGTTAGGTGCATTGGTAGGGCAGAAATGCTCTTTTTTTGTACTCAATTTTTGAAAATTGTTGATATTACAGTAATCCCTGTGCACCTAGGCTAGTACACTGGGATTTTCGTTTTAAAGTACACTAGAGTTACAAATAGAGAGTAATAACTCTTTATAAATTTTTACTAGCTTTTCTGTCACTGATCATGACCGCTAACCATAAGAAACGCTAGTAGCAACTGTCAACATGTATGGTTAGTTGACCAATTATGTAATAACCGCAAAGGAAAAGCATATGAGGTCGAACACAAAATTGAATATTGGGTTGTCATACTCTTTTTCTTTGCTTGCCAAAGAAAAGGAGTCAAGATATGACAACAAACGACAAAAATACTAATTCAAAATACACCCCAGATCGTTATCAAAGTGAAAAGTCGTATAATGATGTAGAAATTACGGATTCACAAGTACTAGTACCATTCGTTATTAGGGATAAAGCTATGCTGGTTAATAAGGATGTTAATCGAGACAACCTCAAAACATTTAATATCTATGGAAAGCGAATGCTTGTTGGATTTGTACCTGTTGAGCGAGCAGAGTTTGCGAATGCTCTCCGTGTCTTTAACATGGATACCAATGAATATTTGAGCAGTCATTCTAAAGGAAAACATGATGATTTATCTTTAGAAGAGATGATGGAAAATATGAATAATGAGAATAAAATGGGATATGACCCAACCGGAATTCCTTCTCACGTGGAGAAACTGATGCTTATTGAAACACTAGAAGAGTTGATTGATGTTGTTTATCAACGTAATGAAAAGTACGGTAAAATCCTCAAACTGATTTACCATGATTTCACGATAAGCAAACAAGAAATTATTGAAAAACTTGGTATGAAAAAAACTCAAGGGTATGATGCTATTAAGAAAGCACATGCACTCGCAAAGGAAGTTTATAAAGAACTAAATCAATAATTGAAAATCGCCATCTCGTATTGAGGTGGCGATTTTTTGCTAGTCTTTTTGATAGAATAAGCATTCATATCCATCTGCACGAAGGTTAATATCAGACATCCAGTCTGGTGCAATACCCATCAAAGATGCAATCTCATCAAGTTCTTGTTCCATTGGACATTCCATTATTACTTCATCATGTACGTGACCGACAATCTTTTCATTGCCTAACAATCGCATGGCATAGGCCAATAAATCACGACTGATGGCTTGGACTATATTTTCGACAAATTTTGGACCATAACTTTCAATGCGATCCCATTTCTTGCCTGTTACAAGCCCCTCATATGTGACTGATTCACTACCAAATTGGTTCTCTCCCATCCTAGGTTTGACATAGGACAAGCGACGACCAGATGGTAGAGTGATGAATAACAAGCCACTCTTAACCTCAAAGGTAATTCCATGGGTAGATGTCTTGGTTCTCTCTTTAACGGCTGTTTTCACTGCTTTGTCTACATCCCACCAGAATAATACTATGTTGGGATTAGACTGCCTCCATGCTTCCACAAGAGGTTGGAGTTCTTCCTCATCCAATCCCATTTCAAGAGCACCCATAGCTTTTAAAGCACCAACTGAACCACCATAGCCAAGAGCCAACTCTGAGATTTTACCTTTTTGACGTAAATGGCTATTGACTCCGTGTTTCTCCACAGGTACATGGAACATTTTGCTGGCGCTGGCACAGTAGATATCTTCGCCATTCTCAAATACTTTACTGCGCCAAGTCTCACCTGCAAGGTGGGAGAGCACACGCGCTTCAATAGCAGAAAAGTCACATACAATGAATTTCATATCTTCATCAGGAATGAAAGCCGTACGTATTAATTGTGAAAGGGTGTCTTGTGTATCATAGAGTAATTCAACGCACTCTATGTCACCAGTTTTAAAGAGTGTTCTTGCTTCCTCTATGTCGCACAAATGGTTCTGAGGTAGGTTTTGAAGTTGTACCAAGCGACCAGCCCATCGACCAGTTCGGTTAGCTCCGAAAAATTGAAACATTCCTCTTACTCGACTGTCTTTACAAACACAGTTCATCATAGCCTGATATTTGGAAACACTTGATTTGGTAGCTTGCTGACGAAGTTTGAGAACTTGAGCAGTTGTTTCATCAACCGTTTTGAGTAATTCTTTTACAGCTTTTTTGTCTAGAGAATCTGTTGCTACTCTATGTTCTCGTAACCAGCCAATCATCTGTAGAACAGAGTTTGGATTTTCAAGACCTGTTAAACCTTTCAGTTCCTCTTGGATTTGAGCTTTGCTCTCTGTATCAATTTTGATTGCTGCTTTAACAAATTCGACATCTATGCAAATACCACGGTCGTTGATAATCTGATCCTGGAGCTACTCATCCCAAACAAAGTCAGGTACTGGGAAGTTTTTTACCCGTTCCTTGATGGCCAATTCGACTTCTACATCTCGTTTGTTGTAGTTGATAAAGGTAGACCACTTGTCAGGAGCGTGATGAGGAAAGTTATGAATTCGTCCCCCATTGACCTTGGTAGGCTTACAAGGTACGCAGAAGTAGCGAATGAGGTCAGCCCCCTCTCTCATCTTTTGGTCTTTGAGTTTGAGAACTGTTCCAACTCCTTCAAGGGAGAGGGGAAGTCCTAAAAAGGCTGACCAAATCATGCTACATTTCCATGAAACTGGAGATAAAAATCCATCTAATAATAAATCAGGATGATATTTCTTGAGCCAGTTGGATAGGCAAATTCGCTCAAATGAAGCGTTGAATGCCCATTTAATGACACTATCATCCACCAAGGCCTCAAGGATATCTTGTGGTAATTGCTCTTTAGTCAAGTCATAAACAGTCACTGGTCCATTATCAACTGATACCGCAAATAAAAGGAGTTCAAAACTGTTATCTTCCGCATAGCGATAGACACCAGATTTTCGTAAGTCAATGTCGCAATAGGTTTCAATGTCGATGCTGAGTTCTTTAATCGGCATAGCTTGTCCTTTCTGAAAAAGGTGACAGAAGTACTGCCACCTAAAGTTCTATTTGTTTTTTCGACTGAGTGGTGTTTGGCTACGTTTTTCTTTATTTTGCTTCGCCTTTCGTTCCATTTCATTTCGAATGTCATTTCTAATGGTCATATATCCAAAGTATAGTGCTATTAACACCCAAATTCCCATTAAAGTACAAGTTAAAATAGTATACATCATCAATTTAATTCTCCATTTCTAGTTCAAAAAGTCATCATCGTCTTCAGTCGCAAAATCATCTTCAGCACGAGTGCGTCCACCGAGGGGCTCACCATCACGCAATTTTTGCAAGTTATTTAAACCGCAAGCAATACCTTTGTTGCCATTGGAATTAAATGCGTAGAAGGTGATAGAAGCACGTCCGTAGATGCCAGAGTACAATTCTGAAGTATCAGTGATTTCTTGGCGATTGCCATCAACCACCCCAGGTTTGTGAGGAGAGTTGGCATTCACAAAGTATGCATTTTTGTATGCTTCATCATCAGGGCGTTCAAGGTCACCGTCACGTAGGGGAGTTTTCAGAGTAGATAGAGCAGGTACTGATTTGCCATTGCCTTTGAGTTTTGACTCACCATCTTTATATGCTTGCTCAATGGCTGCTTTGATCTTGTTAATAGTGGCAGTATCCTCTTTTGGAATGATGAGTGAGGCACTGTACTTGGGAGTGCTACCATTGATAGATTTTGGCTCGTTGGCATTTAAGTAGCTGAAGCGAGTGTTTGGTCCTGTTATTACTTTGGTTGTCATATAGTTATTCCTCTTTAAATTCATTTTTTGCTAGGTTCATCTCTCGACGGCTATCGTCAATAGGAACGAGTGTTGGTTTTCCACTTGGTTTTATTACGAGACCACCAAGTAGGTCGTTAAAAGTTTTCTTGCCAAGTAACTTAGTCATGGCAGTGATAGTGAGCAGTTTCTTCTCATAAGGGTCATAGCCTGCTTCAATCACTGCTTGGCTAACGGCTGACTCATCTGAGAATTTTCGAACAGAGCGACCTTCAACCAGTTTGTATCCTGGGATAGGATGTCCATCTTGTGCTTGATTTAATGCATAAGCTTTGATGTCGTTTGCCCATGAAATCAACAAATCTAGTTTAGGCAAAATATCAGCAATGTCCTCGTTATCAAGGGTAGCTGGATTCGCAAACTCCATCTTAGCAAGAGCCAAATTATCCTCAGCACGCTTTCGACAGATATTCTTGAGTTTACAGAATTGGCAGTGTTTACCAGACTGCATCTCCCCCTTACCTTTGAAAGCAAGTTCAGCTTTTGGAACGAGTACGTTTTCAGCCCATTTAAGCAACTCAGTCTTTTCTATCTCAAAAGTAGAAATGTTATGTTTTCGTGATTGAAAGATTGTCATGGTAACTGTATCGAAATCATAAAGTCCACCAAACATCTCAAGAGCACCAAGTGCATAACACATCATTTGTGGGTTATGGACTGCATCAACTAGAACACCAAGCCCGTGCTTGTAATCAATTACCTGAAGAAGTCCGTCTGCCACGATGAGGCAGTCCCCAGTTCCAAAACCTTCAGGAACCCACTTGGAAAAGTCAAGTCGTTGTTCGACAAGAACTGTAGGGTCACGGGAGTAGCCTTTTGCTTTCTCGACTTGTTCCATGACATAGTTGCAGTATTCTTCTGCACAATCCTGCATTTCATCGTTATAAAATGCTAAATCTTCAGTTGGATCACGCGCATTCCTCCCTAAAGCTTTCTCGACTAGATAAGCACACAACTCGTGAGCGTCAGTGCCTTCGATAGCAAAATCAGAAGTTGTGTCTGGTAAATCTTCGGTGAGGCGAACAGATGGTGGGCAGTTCAACCATCGGTGTGAAGCAGAGGCGGATAGTGTGGCATGATTAGTCATTACCAATCCCTCCAGCTTCTTCAAGTACTGCCGCAAAGTGTTTTGGATCAAGTGCTGAGAGTGAAGAAGCACCGTAAGCATTTAGAAGAGCACGAACCTCGTTCTTATAGCCATCTTTTGCTTTCGTGGCAAGTACAGCACGGACATCCTCCAATTGAATTTTCTTTTGTGGTTCTGGTTTAGATTGATCAGGTTTTGTTACCGTTTCTCCCTCAGAAGAGAGGAGTTTCTTGAATTCATCTACCAATCGAAGGTAGTACTTTGCGGTTTCTTCCATATCATGAATCAGTCTATTCAGTTCTTTCATTTTGCTCATTGATTTCTTCCTCCTTTATTTTACGAGCGAGTTGCTTTGAGATGACGCTGATGGCGGTGAGTGTATCGACCAGTTCATCATTGTGATTCACAGTTATTTCTTGAGTCATTTTGTGACCTCCTATCTTATTAGGTAGAGATGTGAACAGAAATTCCGGTTTTTATTAAAAATTTTTTGAATCGATGTTTTTCATCCCTTACACCTATATAGGTAATACTAGGATGTAATTTTCCGCTTTTTTATAAAATTTTTTTAATTTGGTAAACATGAAAATAATCTTCCTCTAACTATATAAAGGAAGATTATTTTTTTTGAAAAAAATTTTATTAAGGTGCGGAAAAATGAGCCATAGTTCTACCTAATAAGGTAGGAGGGAAAAATCTCCACACATCATTAATTACATTTGGAGGGTGCATAATGCAATTTACCTTATCTCATTCTGGACAGACTGGGGTTCAGACAACCACGGTTTATCCCAATCAAGTAATTATTACTGATGAAATATCGCTACAAACTGTTGTGCAATTCGACCATGTGGCAGGGCTGTTTTTAAACAATACACGCTCAAATACCAATTTCATCCAGTCGGACGTTTTGGTCATGGATATTGATAATGACCATTCTGAAAATCCATATGAATGGATAACTGTAGAACGATTAAAAGAAATCTTTGCGGATTACAATTTTGCCTTGGTCACCAGTAGAAGTCATTTGAAGGCTAAAGGTGGCAAAGCACCTCGACCGAAGTTTCACATCTATTTTCAGATTGAAGAGGTAGCGGATAAAGACATCTATGTAGCAATGAAGGAAGAACTCTGTAATCAATACAAGTTTTTTGATGATAATGCCAAAGATGCGGCAAGGTTCTTCTTTGGAAATCCCAATGCGCAGGTTATATGGCATGATTCATGGCTAACTATTGATGAGGATTTGTTTCAAGTTGTTTCTATTGAAGACGAGGAAGATTTCGATGCAGATTTTTATACTCCGCCAAGAGGTCCAATCCAGCAAGGGAGTCGTAATTCAACGATGTCTGTATTTGCTGCGAGAATTCTCAAACGGTTAGGCGTGACCCAAGAAGCTAGGGATGGTTTTGATGAGCAGGCACAGAAATGTGTACCGCCACTTGATAAAACAGAGTTAGATACCATCTGGGGAAGTGCTGTGCGATTCTACAACAGAACCATAAAAACATCTAAAGGCTACGTGGCTCCCGATGCTTACAATAGAGAAACATTAAAACCAGATGATTACTCAGATGTAGGCGAGGCTGGTGTGCTTGCTAGAGAATATGCTAATAAGCTGGCCTACACCAACGCAACTGACTATCTTTACTATGACGGAACTCACTGGCGTGAAAATAAGCAGTTGGCATTAGGTGCTGTTGTACACTTTACCGATGAACAACTTGCTGAAGCGAATGCACTCTTGGAATCTGCAGATAAGCAACTTCAGTCTTCAGGTATTGATGAATTGACCATTAAGGCTGGAGGAAAGCGTCTAGAAAATGCAGTCGAAACTCCACTTCAATTGAATTATTTAAAAGCTTATCTTGCAGCTAAAGAGTTCCATAAATTTGTTATGAAACATCGTGACTATAAGAATTTGATGGCTGTCTATAATACAGCTAAACCAATGCTTTCAGTAGAATTGTCAGAATTAGATAGTGATGACTTATTACTCAATACCCCTGGGGCTACCTATGATTTACGAAAAGGAATAAATGGGCAACAGGAACACAATCCTGAAGATTACATAACAAAAATAACCGCAGTCTCCCCTAGTGATCAGGGAATGGGATTATGGCAGGAAACGCTAGCTACCTTTTTCTGTAATGACCAAGAATTAATTGATTATGTTCAAGAAATTATTGGTATGGCTGCTATCGGTAAGGTCTATCAGGAACACATGATTATTGCCTATGGAGGCGGAGCGAACGGCAAGTCTACTTTTTGGAATACCATCGCTCGTGTGCTAGGAAGCTATTCAGGTAAATTATCTGCGGATGCTTTAACTATGTCTAACAAGCGAAATGTCAGTCCTGAGCTTGCTGAGCTTAAAGGGAAACGTTTGGTCATTGCTTCTGAGATGGCCGAGGGGATGCGACTCAATACAGCCGTTGTGAAGCAAATTACCTCAACAGATGAAATACAAGCGGAGAAAAAGTACAAAGATCCTTTTCACTTCGTGCCGTCACACACGCTGGTTCTTTACACAAACCATCTACCCAAAGTAGGTGCGAACGATGATGGAACGTGGCGACGTTTGGTTGTCATTCCTTTTAACGCTAAAATCACTGGTCGCTCTGATATCAAAAACTTTGCGGACCATTTGTATGACAATGCAGCCCCAGCAATTTTGTCTTGGATTATCGAAGGTGCAGAAAAAGCCATCAAAGCGAACTTCAAAACAAATGTACCAGCTGCCGTATCAGCTTCCGTCAAAGCTTACCGAGAAGCCAATGACTGGTTGGGACATTTTCTTAGCGATTGTTGTGAGGTTGGGAATCTGTTAACAGAAAAATCTGGTGAGTTATACAGTCAGTACCGTGCCTACTGCGCCAAAAACATGGAGTATACACGCAGTACGACCGATTTTTATTCTGCTCTTGATCAGGCAGGTTTTAAACGAAAACGGACTAGTAAAGGTAATCTCATTCTTGGTTTGAAATTGGTAGAGGATGGTTATGATTTCTTAGATTAATGACCAGCATTTTTAGTCAACAGATCTCCACAATAGAGGTATTTGATTATTTTAGGTGTGTAAGTCGTTGACTGAATGGTTGGAACTTATTTTGAATGAGACTTCAGATAAATGATTAAAACGACCAGCATGAGTGACATTTTTTGATTTTGTGTAGGTCTATTATGGTCTTTTCTAAAACTATCCTATAAGCAAAAATTACTATAAAAAAGCCTATAAGAGGAGTTTTGGAAATGACTGCACTAGACCTACACACTTCAATTTGACGAAAGGATTTAGAACGATGAGAGAAAAGTATGTTGAGCAAGCCTTGGTGAAGTCTGTGAAAGCTCGAGGAGGTATTTGTCCTAAATGGGTATCGCCCTCTTTTTCTGGTGTTCCAGATCGTTTGGTGTTTTTACCCAAGGGCAAGTTTGGCTTGGTGGAAGTTAAAGCTCCTGACCAAAAGCCAAGGATGTTGCAAGTGTCAAGGCATAAACTGTTCGAGCGGTTAGGTTTCAAGGTTTATGTGATTGACCACATTGAGATGATTGGAGAAGTGCTAGATGAAATTGACATTACATAACTATCAAGTAGTCGCCAAGGACTTCATCATAGGTCACCCTAATGCAGCAGTCATCTTAGACATGGGGATGGGGAAAACGGCTACAACCTTGTCTGCAGTAAATGAGCTGATGTTTGACCGATTTGAGGTCACAAAGGTTTTGGTTATTGCCCCCCTTCGAGTCGCAAATACTGTTTGGAGTGATGAGATTGAGCAATGGGCGGAGTTGCGTCACTTACGGTATTCGAAAATTGTGGGAACACCAAAGCAACGAAAAGTAGCTCTTCAGAAAGATGCGGATGTCTATATCGTCAATCGTGAAAACCTACCTTGGCTGGTGGAACAATGCAGTCCGTATTTCAAGTGGGACATGGTTGTAATTGATGAATTGAGTTCTTTCAAGTCATGGCAGTCCAAGCGTTTCAAAGCCTTCATGACTATGCGACCTTACATGAAGCGAGTGGTTGGACTAACAGGAACACCAAGCTCGAATGGACTAATGGACTTGTTTGCAGAGTTTAAAGTTATTGACGGAGGAGAACGTCTTGGTCGCTTCATCGGTGAGTTCCGTAGTCGCTACTTTGAAGAAGGTCGTCGCAATGGAAACATTGTTTATGAATACATCCCTATGGACTATGCGGAGAGTCAAATTCAAGACAAGATTAGTGATATTACCATTTCCATGAAAGCCCTAGATTATCTGGATATGCCTGAATTGATTTCAACCAAGAAACTGGTGCGTATGTCAGAAAACGAAAAAGAAAAGTACAGTCAGTTCAAGAAAGAGTATGTTTTGTCTGAGTTGGATGGATTAGAAGTAACTGCTGCCAATGCTGCAAGCCTAACGAACAAGTTAGTTCAGTTGTCCAATGGAGCCGTATATTCTGATGATCATACGGTTGTGGCATTACATGAACAGAAACTAGATGCCCTTGAAGATATCCTTGAATCCGCAAATGGAGAGCCTGTCTTAGTTGCCTATTGGTTTAAACATGACTTGGCTCGGATTATGGGTCGTTTAGAAAAACTCAAGGTAAAGAGTCGGGTGTTGAAAACAGAAGAAGATATTCGTGAATGGAATAAGGGTAATGTTCCAGTTGGCTTACTTCATCCAGCTGGAGCAGGTCATGGGTTGAACCTCCAAAAAGGTGGTCACAACTTGGTCTGGTTTGGATTAACGTGGTCTTTGGAACTATACCAACAAACCAATGCACGACTTTGGCGTCAAGGTCAGGAGGCTGAGACAGTTGTTATCCAACACATTGTGACTGAAGGAACGATTGATGAAGAAATCCTAAAGGCACTAGAAAACAAAGATGCACAACAAGAACGGCTGATTGAAGCAGTTAAAGCACAAGTAGGAGGGGCAGATGGATAAGGTGGAATATATAGCTAAAAACTATCGTGACATGAAAATGAAGTTACATTTAGTTCAGGAGAAATTGCTCAACTATCGACCTATCTCAGAGAATAGTGTGATTCAGTCACTGGTATTTGAGAAGTCAGAGCATGAAAAGGTCAAGAAAAGTAAAAACCATGGTCGTAGTGAGCTGATTTCTCTTAGTTTTAGAGAAAAACAAGAACAAGAAAATCAAGAGTACCTTAGTAGTTTGCTTAATACCTACTACTGCTTAAAAATGGATCTTTACTACTTTGAGTTCGTTATGGAGCTAATACCTGAGGATTTGAAGCCATTAGCCAAGGATTTAATTTACTTAGGCAAGAGTTGGACTGAACTAGAAGAGATTTATGAAATCAGTCATTCAACACTTGCTTATCGTAGGCGTAAGATTCTAAAACAATTACGCAAGTGTTATCGTTGGACTTCAAAAAGTCTTGAACTTAAGGTGGAAGATTATCACATACCTATCTAGTGATGGTTGAGTGCACTAAATTGGTACTAAATTAGCACTAAATTTATACTGGTTTAGTACTGATTTTCAACCTAGACCTGTGATATACTTAAGATGTCAAAAAAGATAAAAATCTCCCTCAAATGACTGGATATTCTTTGGCTGATAGGGTAATATACACCTAGAAAAACCAAAGGAGAATAACCATGTGGACTGACGGACGGATTGATTATCAAGGACAAAAAGTGGATTACATTGCCAAGGTTAGTCCCCAACCTTCAGAAGTTGGAATTGACCTTGGATGTGTTTTCAAATTAGATATTGAAGTAGCTGAAGAAACAATCGTTTCTTACGACAGAGGATGGGAACTCTATCCTGAAACAGAAGAACGTGAAGCCATTCTTGAGGCGGTTTTGCTGGTTTTAACTGTTTAAAATATCTTTAAATTTATGCAGAAATGACTGGATATATCTCCTTTTTAGAGTTAATATGTACACAACAAAAGAAGAGGAGAACAATACCATGACAAAGCGTCAACAAGAAAAACTCAATGCCCTTTTAACAGAAATTGCAAAAGAAGAACTTTTTGTAGAAACCTTGGAAAAACGTTGGAGCGACAATCTTGACTTCTACGATGTTTCGGTATGGGGTATCAAAAGAGCATTGGAGAGAGCCTACGAAGCAGGCCAAAAATCAGTAAAATAAAGTAAAGCCTAGCCTCATAAAGGTTGGGCTTTTTGCGTGGAGGAATTATGATTATTTCTAGTGAACAAGTTTCAGTTGGACACCCAGATAAAATCTGTGATCAGATTTCAGATGCCATTTTGACGGAGTGTCTAAAGTATGACAAATCAAGTCGAGTGGCAGTTGAGACCTTAATCAAGGATAAGCAAGTTGTGGTAGCTGGTGAAATTTCAACTAGACATTACTTTAATCTCGAGAACATTGTTCGTCAGGTTGTCGAGCCACTTGGTATGAAGAATGTTCGGGTAACTAACTTACTTGGACTCCAAAGCTCAGATATTGCACAAGGAGTAGATAATGGAGGTGCTGGTGACCAAGGAATGATGTTTGGTTATGCGACAGACGAAACACCTGAGTATCTACCTCTCCCTTATGTTTTAGCAACTCGAGTCCTTGAGAAACTGATGTCGCTTGGTCACCCCTTACTTGGAAAGGATGCAAAAGCTCAGGTATCCTACGACTATGATAAGAAACGGATTGATACCTTCTTAGTTTCCATCCAACATACTGAAATGGCCGAACTTGCCAAAGTGAAACGAATTGTGACTGAAGCTATGATGTCAGTAGCACTTCGTTACCGTCAGAATCTAGATTTCAAAGTTCTAGTCAATCCGACCGGACGTTTTGTTCTTGGTGGTTCGTTTGCGGATGCAGGAGTTACTGGTCGAAAAATTGTGGCCGATACCTATGGTGGTTTTGCACATCATGGTGGCGGTGCTTTCTCTGGAAAAGACCCAAGCAAGGTTGACCGCTCAGCAGCATACATGTCACGACAGATTGCAAAGGATATTGTTAGAGAAGGGTATGCGAAACGATGTGAAGTACAATTAGCCTATGCCATTGGAGTTGCAGAACCTGTGTCGGTATATGTAGAAACCTTTGGAACCAGTCGCTACACCACAAAACAACTGGAAGGAATGATTCGTGAACGCTACGACTTGACCCCACAAGGTATCATTAAGGAACTTCATCTCTTGAATGTAGACTACACCAAAACATCTTGCTTTGGGCATTTCACAAAAGCCTATCTTCCTTGGGAGAAGTAAGATGCCAAGAAGACCAAGCATACCTTGTAAACAAAATGGTTGTCCTAACCTAGTACCTTATGGGCAGAAGTATTGTGAGAATCATAAAGCAAACTATCAACTGGATACCAAGTCAACCAAAGCCAAAGGATACAATGCCCAGTGGAATAAAGCACGACTTCGTTACTTAAAAGTTCAACCACTCTGTGTTCAATGCAAAGTCAAAGGTCGACTGACCAAGGCAACAGTCGTTGACCATATCACACCCCATCGAGGAGACCAAGAACTCTTTTGGAATCAATCTAACTGGCAAGCACTTTGTAAGTCTTGTCATGACAGAAAGACCAAGACGACTGACCGATATGTGGAGTATACGTATCGATTTTAGTCTTGGAGTTTCGTTACAATAGTATCCAATTTTTAACCCTTTGGGGGAGGGGGGATGAAATCTCTAAACCCTTGGGAGACTAAGACCGACGCCCCCTCAAACGTGCAATTTCGCAAAATTCGCAAGCGGGTACATTAAAATCGCTCAATTATTACGTTCGTTCCCACCGTTATCTCGTTTCTAATGTGGGGATGTAGCGTTCCTTAGTATGTCATTTTGGTAATAAAATACTGAAAAAGGCTAGAAACAATGTAGAAAATAGTTGTTTTTAGTCCTTTTTTGCTGGAAAGGAAAACAAATGGACGAAAGTCAACGCAAACAGATCTGGAAAATGCGAGCAGAAGGTCTTGGCTATGGATTAATCGGCAGGGCTACAGGTCTATCTAGAGATTCAGTTAAGAAATACTGTAAACGAAATCCAGCATTGCTTGGTCATGGAGCGGCGACAAAGCAAATGGCAAAAGCCGACCAGAATGATGGACTTCGCTGTCCACAGTGTTATCAAGCACTTAAAATTCATAAAATAGGAAGACCAAAAAAGTTCTGTTCGGATAAGTGTCGTAAGGTTTGGTGGACAACACATTCTGACGAACACGATAAATCAAAAACCGCATATGAAGATTTGACTTGCCAACAATGTGGCAGGTCATTTTTATCTTATGCCAATCCAAATAGAAAATATTGTAGCCATTCGTGTTACATCCAATCACGCTTTTATAAAGGAGAAACCAATGACAAGTCAACCAACAATGGAAATTAGAGAGATTCGATTATCTGAACTACACCCAGCCTCTTACAATCCTCGAAAGAAACTCAAAAAGGGTGACAAGGAGTATGAAAAGATTAAGCAAAGCCTACTCAAGTTTGGTTACGTTGACCCCATCATCGTCAATAAAGACTTGACGGTAATTGGTGGCCATCAACGATTAACTGTATTGAGGGACTTAGACTATGAAACTGCCAAATGTGTCATTGTCGATTTATCCAAGGAAGATGAAAAGGCACTGAACATTGCCCTTAACAAAATCACCGGTCAATGGGATGACCAGCTTTTGGCAGATTTGCTTTTGGATTTACAGGAGTCAGATTTCAATCTCGACCTGACTGGTTTTGAACCACCAGAAATTGACGATATCCTGTCGAATGTTCATGATAAAGACCTATCAGATGATGACTTTGATGTAGATGAGGAATTAAAGAAACCAACCTTTTCAAAACGAGGGGACATTCGGCAACTTGGTAAGCATCGAGTGATTTGTGGAGACTCTACGAAAGCTGAAACATATGAACAACTGTTAGGTGATAAAAAGGCAAATTTGGTTGTGACAGATCCTCCTTATAACGTTGATGTAGAAGAAACAGCTGGAAAGATTTTGAATGACAATATGCCTGATGCGGATACGGAAGGATTGAACTTCCGTAAGGCATTTAAAGAGGCGGGATTCTATCTCAGTGGGTGTTGCATTTGGAAAAAGAACTCATTAGTTCTTGGACGTAGTCCCTACCAGTGGCAACATGAACTATGTCTTTTTGGTTGGAAACCAAAGGGAAAACACCAGTGGTTCAGTGACCGAAAACAGACAACAATCTGGGAATATGATCGTCCAAAATCCAGTAAAGACCACCCAACGATGAAACCAATTCCTCTGATGGCCTATCCTATTCAAAATTCATCGATGCGTGGGACGATTGTTCTTGATCCATTCCTTGGTTCTGGTTCAACCCTAATGGCCGCAGACCAAACTGGAAGGGTTTGTTACGGCATTGAGTTGGATGAGAAGTTTGTGGATGTCATTGTCAAACGTTATAAAGAGTCAGCAGGAAATGATAACGTGATGGTATTGCGTGATGGACAGACTTTGACCTTTGATGAAGCAACTTCCATATTTGCAAACGAATAATTATCAAATATATCTTCAAAGTATTCCATAAATGACTGGATATAAGTCTCCTTTAGAGTTAATATGTACACAACAAAAGAAGAGGAGAACAAAACCATGACAACAACACTTGAAAAACTCTATGAAACCTACCCAACAACTGCAAGTATCATTCCTTACAAGGAATGGGTTATCGTTGCATCCAAAGGAAACAAAGAAACAGTAGTTGAGATTTACGAAATCGTTGATAGCCTTGAAGAATTTGAACTATTTGAATGCCGACTTAACCGCATATACAAGGAATCAATAATTGTTACGGATCTTGGTCACGCTGTCAAGTGGGCATTCGATATGTTTGGAGAATAACATGGACGCAAAAATTTTCAATAACCTAAAGACAATCTATCCGGTTGGGACTAAGGTTAGATTAGTTAGAATGGATGACCCACATCCAGTTCCTAAAGGCACACTTGGAACTGTGATTGGAGTGGATGACATTGGCTCACTCTTAGTTAAGTGGGAAAATGGCAGTTGCCTGAATGTTTTATATGGAATAGATATCGTGGAAAAGGTAAAGTAAGATGTGGGAAATAATGACTCGAACGGTTGGTGATAGGCATTACGTTTGTGAGTTTCTCCGAGAAGACACAACAGACCCGAGAAATATAGACGGTGCATGGATTAGAATACTGACAATAAAACGAGATGGTGAATATATCTACCAATATAGATATGGGAACGAAATAGATAACATGGACGACATTGATAGAACAGTTTGTCAGGCTGTTCTTGATAACTTTAATGAACTTTAAGAAGGAACTCGAATTGAGTTCTTTTTCTTATTCTAAAGGAGGTGAGATTGTGGCAATCAGGGGGCGAAAACCAAAGCCTACTAATATGAAAATACTTGAGGGAAATCCTGGTAAGCGACCACTCCCTACGAATGAAGTCAAACCCAAACAAAAAGCCCCACGTTGCCCACAGTGGCTTGAAGATGATGCAAAGAAGGAGTGGAAAAGGATGGGAAAAATTCTCGAACAGATGGGAATTTTGACCGAAATGGACATGACTGCTTTTGCAGGATATTGTCAAGCCTACGCTCGCTGGAAAGAGGCAGAAGAGTTCCTTTCCAAGCATGGCTCCATTATCAAAACTCCTAATGGCTATCTCCAACAAGTCCCTCAAGTCTCTATCAGCCAGACTAACTTAAAAATCATGCTTAAATTCTGTGAACAATTTGGTTTAACACCATCGGCACGAAACCGATTAACGACGATGGATGCGGAAGTTGGTACTGGTGATGAAATGGAAGATTTGTTAGGAGGAATTTTATGAGCTATCATTATGAACCAAGTCCATTCATGCTTCCAACCTCACACTATGATGAGGCAAAGGCTGATAGGGCAGTAACATTTATCAATAACCTCTCCCACACCAAAGGCAAGTGGGCAGGAAAGCGATTTGATTTGTTGCCGTGGCAGGAACAGATTGTCCGTGACCTATTTGGAATTGTCAAGGAAGATGGCAATCGGCAATTTCTAACAGCTTATATTGAAATTCCTAAAAAGAATGGCAAGTCCGAACTAGCAGCGGCTATCGCTCTTTATCTACTATATGCGGATAATGAAGCCAGTGCAGAAGTTTATGGTGCGGCTTGTGACCGAAACCAAGTGTCAATCGTATTTGATGTAGCCAAGCAGATGGTACAGATGAGTCGCCCCTTGGAAAAGCGTTCTAAGATAATGGGTGCTACCAAGCGTATTGTAAATTATTCTAACGCTGGGTTTTACCAAGTTCTTTCAGCAGAGACTGGGACAAAACATGGACTAAACGTATCTGGCTTGGTCTTTGATGAAATCCATGCTCAGCCAAATCGACATTTGTATGATGTATTAACCAAGGGATCAGGAGACGCAAGGGAACAACCTCTCTTTTTTATTATCACAACAGCTGGAACGGATAGGACCTCCATCTGTTATGAATTGCATACTAAAGTATTGGATATTCTGAATGGTAGAAAGAAGGACACATCATTCTATCCAGTGGTTTATGGATTATCCGATGAAGATGATTGGAATGATGAAGCAAACTGGAGAAGAGCCAACCCTTCACTAGGGCATACTATTGGAATTGACCGTGTTAGAGAAGCGTACCAACAGGCACTTGACAATCCTGCTGAAGAAAATGTCTTTAAGCAGCTCCGTCTAAATATGTGGACAAGTTCAAGTGTTGCTTGGATTCCAGAACATGTTTATGCTAAGGGAAATGATCCTATTCAATATGAAAACCTCAAGGGTCGTAGTTGCTATGCAGGGCTAGACCTGTCTAGTACGTCCGATATAACGGCTTTTGTCTTGGTATTTCCTCCTAGATTTGAAGAGGAAAATTATATCGTACTGCCATACTTTTGGCTACCTGAGGATACATTGGAACTGCGGTGTCGACGTGACCATGTTCTGTACGATGTCTGGGAGCGTCAGGGCTACATCAAAACTACGGAGGGGAATGTTGTTCACTATGGGTTTATTGAAAAGTTTATAGAAGACTTATCGGAAATTTATCATATCAAGGAGATAGCCTATGACCGTTGGAATGCGACACAGATGGTTCAGAATCTAGAAGGGATGGGCTTGACCATGGTGCCTTTTGGTCAGGGATATAAGGATATGAGTCCACCATCAAAGGAACTTTATAAACTTATGATGGAAGGCAAGATTCAACATGGTGGGCATCCAGTTCTGAAATGGATGGGACAAAACGTAGTCATGAGACAAGACCCTGCTGGTAATATCAAGCCTGATAAGGAAAAGTCAGTCGAGAAGATTGACGGCATTGTAGCACTCATTATGGGACTGGACCGTTGTATTCGTCATCAAACTGATGAAGGAAGTGTGTATGATGAACGTGGAATATTGAGTTTTTAGGATGAAAACAACCTAAATAGGTTGAATATATCCTAAAAAGTGGTAGAATAGAGAAAAGGAGGATATTACCATGCAAATCAATATTGAAAACTTAGTCTCTATTTCTGAAGCAAATCAAAACTTTTCTAAGGTAGCTCGTATGGTTGATACGAATGGTACTGCAGTAATTTTGAAAAATAACACACCAAAGTATGTATTAGTGGACTATCAGAGTCTAATTAAAGAGGAACAGGCAAGCCCTACGGTTGTTGAACAATCAACTTTGGATGAAGTTGCGACTTCGGTTTTATCACGCCATCTTGATGCATTTAAGGAATTGGCAAAATGAAAGTATTAACTGTTGAACAGGTTATTGAATTACACACTAGGTTAATTCAAGCTACTGGGGGGTTAGATGGTGTTAGGGATATTGGTTTAATAGAATCTTCACTATCTTCAGCTTTTAGTACTTATTTTGGCGTTGAGAAGTATCCAAGTATTGAAGAAAAGGCTGCTAGACTTTGTTATTCGCTAGTTAATAATCATGCCTTCCTTGATGGGAACAAGCGAATTGGAGTTTTTGTCATGATTATTTTCCTAGAATTAAATGGCATCGTGTTAAATCAGACTGATGATGAGATAGTGAAGCTAGGACTTGGAGTAGCTTCATCAGAATTAGATTATGATGCAATTTTAGAGTACATTCGGAATCATTAAAACTTTTCTTATTGAGGATATAACTTCAAGAAAGTGATAGAACTTGGTATCTTCTTGAAGAAGGAGAGATGAAAACCATCTAAGAATAAACGAAAAGCACTTCAATTGAGGTGCTTTTTTCGTACTTAAAAGGAGGAAGCATGGGACTACTAGATTTACTGGGACGTAAGCGTGCTAGAGATAAGCCACGAAATAGTTATGAAGGTCAGGACTTCTCATATCTGTTTGGACGAACGACCAGTGGGGAGAATGTGGATGAGTTTAAGGCTATGCAGACGACTGCTGTTTATGCTTGTGTCCGTATCTTAGCTGAAGCGGTAGCTTCACTACCCATTCATGTCTATGAGAGAACGTCAACTGGAAAGGAGAAGAAGGTGGAACATCCCCTTTATTTTCTCTTACATGATGAACCTAACCCTGAGATGTCATCCTTTGTTTTTAGAGAAACCTTGATGATCCATCTATTGATATGGGGCAATGCCTATGTCCAGATTATCCGAGATAGAAGTGGGCAGGTTATCAGTCTTTACCCACTTTTACCAGATAAGATGTCTGTTCATCGAGACGAGAGTGGTAAGCTCTATTACAAATACAAGCGTCAGTCAGAAGAAAATCCAAACTTTAAGGAAAAGGGAGATGCTATTTTGAAAGCAGAAGATGTCCTTCATGTTCCTGGTCTGGGTTTTGATGGCTTGATCGGTTATTCACCAATTGCCCTTGCCAAAAATGCTATCGGTATGACCTTGGCTACAGAAAACTATGGAGCTTCATTCTTTAAGAATGGTGCAAATCCAGGTGGCGTTTTGGAACATCCAGGGATTCTCAAAGATCCCAAACGAGTGAGAGATTCATGGAATGCAGTCTATAATGGGGTAACCAATGCCCATAAAGTGGCAGTTCTTGAGGAAGGGATGAAATACACTCAAGTAGGCATTCCACCAGAAGAAGCCCAGTTTCTCCAAACTAGAAAATTCCAAATCAATGAAATTGCAAGGCTCTACCGGATTCCACCTCATATGGTTGGCGATTTGGAGAAATCCTCATTTTCAAACATTGAGCAACAATCTCTAGAATTTGTTAAATATACCTTAGACCCTTGGGTAGTTCGTCTCGAACAGGCTTTCAAGAGGTCTCTTTTTTTACCCGAAGAAAAGAAAACCTACTTTGTGAAGTTCAATGTAGATGGTCTTCTTCGTGGTGACTATCAGAGTCGAATGAATGGTTATGCGATTGGGAGACAAAATGGCTGGCTATCGACAAATGATATACGTGAACTTGAGGACTTGAACCTCCTTTCAGATGAGGAAGGAGGCAATCTCTACTTGATAAATGGAAACATGACGAAACTGAAGGATGCGGGTGGCTTTATGAAACAAGCACCGGTAGAACAAGAAACTCAATTTAGGGAGGAATTGGATGCATAAGTTTTGGAATTTTACAGAAGATGATAGTGGTCGAACACTTCGTATAGAAGGACAGATTGCTGAAGAGACGTGGTTTGGCGATGAAGTCACGCCACAAGTATTTAAAAATGATTTACATGCAGGAAACGGAGACATCACCCTCTGGATTAATAGTCCAGGGGGTGATGTTTTTGCGGCTGCACAAATCTATAACATGCTGATGGATTACAAAGGTGATGTCCATGTCGTGATTGATGGCTTAGCCGCAAGTGCTGCTAGTGTCATTGCCATGGCAGGTACAACGGTTTCTATGAGTCCGGTTGCCATGATGATGATTCACAATCCTTGGACTGTGGCACAAGGTGAAGCCAAGGATATGCAGAAGGTCATTGAAATGCTGGGAGAGATTAAGGAATCCATCATCAATGCCTATGAATTAAGAACAGGACTTTCAAGAACCAAGCTATCCCACCTCATGGACTCAGAGTCTTGGTTCAATGCCAAAAAGGCTGTTGAACTAGGCTTTGCGGACAAGATTCTCTTTGACAAACAAGAGGAACATGGAATGGAAATTGAGAGTTATTCTTTTAGTCGAACTGCTGCCCAACAAGATTTACTTGTAAAAATGCAGGCGAAACTTGAAGTCCAACAACCAAAGAAAACAATCCCTATCAATCAGTTGGAAAAACGATTGAATTTGCTCAAATAACGAAAGGAAAATGAACTGATGTCTAAATTACTTGAATTGAAAGAAAAACGTAACCAAGCTTGGCAACAAGCAAAAACCTTCCTTGATTCTGTTCGCTCAGAAGACGGACTGGTATCAGAGGAGGATTCTAAACGCTATGATGACATGGAAGCAAAAATCAACCTCTACAATCAAGAGATTGCCCGGTTGGAGCGACAAGAAAAGATTGACCTTGAACTTGCTCAACCAGCCTCACAGGCTTTAATTGGGCAACCCACTACAGTTCTGAATGACAAGACTACTGAAGAGGAAAAGAAGGGTGTGGCTTCAGATATCTATGCCAAGACTTTTTGGACAAGTGTCCGTAAGCGTCACTTCTTTGATGTCAAAGACGTCCTTCGAGTTGGGGAAGATACCGAAGGTGGTCATCTGGTTCCTGATGAGTATGAGAAGAAACTAGTTCAAGGATTACAAGAAGAGAATTTCTTCCGTAGCCTTGCGACTGTTATCAAAACATCTAGTGGTGAGCGAAAGATTCCTGTTGTGACTGGACATGGATCAGCCTCATGGATGGATGAAAATGGTTTATATCCAGAAACAGAAGAAACCTTTGGTCAGGTGACTCTTGACTCTCATAAGATTGGTACTGCCATTCGTATTTCAGAAGAGTTGCTAAACGATTCAGTCTTTGACCTTGAATCCTATATGACAGCAGAATTTGCTCGACGTATTGGAACGGAAGAAGAAAAGTCATTCTTGATTGGGGATGGTTCTAAGAAACCGACAGGTATCTTTACTCAGGCAGAAGTTACAGGTCCAACGACTGCTACAAAGGATATTACCTTTGATGACATGATTGAATTGTATCATTCTCTACCAGCACCCTATCGTAAGAATGCAGTTTGGATTTTACATGATACGACTGTCAAAGCTATCCGTAAACTCAAAGATAATAATGGCAATTACATTTGGCAGCCATCCACTCAAGCTGGACAACCAGATTTGATTCTAAATCGTCCATACTATACATCAACCTTTGCCCCACTTCCTGAAGCAGGAAACAAGGCTATTGCATTTGGTGATTTCTCATATTATTGGATTGCGGACCGTCAAGGTCGTACCTTCAAACGTTTGAACGAACTCTATGCCAATAATGGACAGATTGGTTTTCTTGCTTCACAACGTGTTGATGGTAAGTTAGTCCTACCTGAAGCTGTGAAGACACTAACAGTAAAGGCTAAGTAGTCATGGTTAGTTTAGCAGAAGCAAAACAGTATCTCAAAGTGGAACACGATGATGAGGATGAACTGATTGAGCAGTTGCTTGAAACCAGTCAACAACTCTGTGAAGATATTCGGCGTCAATCGACTTATTCAGAAGTTCTAAAGACGGCAATCCTATATGGGGTTGCCTATCTTTATGAACACAGAGAAAATGCCAATCATAAGGAGTTGAAAGAGACCCTCTATCATTTGCTGCTGGCTGAACGAAAGGATGTGTTCTGATGAAAATTGCACCCTTGAGGGAACGCTTGTCATTTCAGATTCGACAGATTGTTCAAGATGAGATTGGCAATGAAACTTCGACATGGATACCTTTATTTGACCGGTGGTGCTCTTGTCGTCCTCTCACCTTGACCGAAAGTGATGGGAGTGTGACGAAACTGGAACAAGAGAAAGTCCAGTTCACCCTCAGGTATGAAAAGGCAATTCTTGGACTTCATTCCTTAACGACTCACATTCAATTTCGTGGTCAAACCTATGAAATTGAGTCTATTGATGGAGATTCAGTGCCACGACAACTGATTTACATCGTCGCCATTAGGGAGGAGAGTTATGACTAGAATTGAACTAGATGCACTAGAAACTGCCATCGCAAATGAGCTGGCGGAGTTTGTAGTGGGTACCACAGAGGTGATGCGTGAAGTTGTAGAGGAAGTCACTGAGGAATCCATCGAAACCTTGAAAGCAACGTCACCTAGAAAGAGTGGATCTTATGCCAAAGGGTGGAAGAGTAAAGCAACGATTGATACCAGTACAGGTCTAACCAAAACCATTCATAATCGAACACCAGGCCTGACGCATCTATTAGAAAATGGTCATGCCAAAAGCTTTGGTGGGCGAGTTGAGGGGATAAAGCATATCGCACCTGTTGAGAAACAAGCGATACAATCCTTAGAAGAAAAGCTGAGAAAGCGAGTGTGATAGGACATGTTACTGAGCGAATTGTACGCCATTCTCAAAGAATTACAGTTTCCTCTTGCCTACCATCATTTTGAGGAGGGGAGTCGTCCAAGACCACCGTATCTAGTTTATTTGGTAACTGATTCAGATAATCATGGTGCAGACAATTGGACCTATCATAAGCAAAATAATCTGCAAGTGGAACTCTATACTACTAAGAAAGATTTAGCAGCTGAACAAAAGGTGGAGTCATTATTAGACAGCCACCTTATTTATTTTGAAAAAGTAGAGACCTATATCTCATCTGAGAAACTCTACCAAGTAACCTATTACATCACATTACATGGAGGATAATATGGTTGAAAAGAATAAGGTCACCTTTGGACTACAAGATGTCCATTGGGCAGAAGTTACAAGCGAAGGTTCTGATGGTACATTGACATACGGCAATGTAGAACGACTTCGTGGTGCTGCAGAATTAACCCTTGAACCAACAGGAGACAAGGGTTCTTATAAGGCAGACAATATCAATTTTTATACAACGGAGTCAAACGATGGTTACGAAGGAACACTAAAAGTTGCTCTTCTAACGCAGGAATTTTTGACTCGAGTACTCGGAGAGCAGTTGGATGCGACGACAAATACCATTTCAGAAATCGCAAACAGCGAAAAGAAAAATTTTGCGTTGATGTTCCGTTTTGAAGGGGATAAAAAAGAAACATTACACGTTTTGTATTATTGTTACGCATCTCGTCCGACTGTTGGTTCAAAAACCAAGTCTGGTTCAGATATCAATGAGGTAGAGTTGACCTTTACTGCCAGTCCTCGCCCTCTTGATAAGGTTGTACGTCGACGAACAACGGAGGAAACGAGTGATGAGATTCGTGAAAACTGGTTCAAGGCAGTTTTTGAGCCTCGTAAGTAAGGGAGAAGGCAATGAGAGAAAGTATTACCATAGCAGGCACGACCTACGAGTTAGCAACCAATGCTTATACCCCAATCGCTTATAAAGAGCAGTTTGGTAAGGACTATTTTCAGGATCTCTTTTCTATGGTCAATAGTCAAGCTATCTTGGATAAGCTAGACCAGCTGGAGGAAGGGGAAGAACTCAAGGCAAGTCAGGTTGATGTGTCTATCTTATCTGATTTCGATATGACATTTTTCCATCGAATCTTTTGGGTCTTTGCGAAGTCAGCCAATCCACGAGTGAAACCATTTGTGGATTTTTATATGGAGATGGAAGAATTTCCAGTGCAGGAAGTAGCCCCTGTCTTGATGAATATGTTGAACCAAGGGATGTCAACCAGAAAAAAGCAGATGAAACAAAAACAGCGAGTGAAGAAATCTTCACAGTAGAGAGTTATTTCTCCTGTTGTAAGGAGACTGGTCTGACCATTGACGATTTAAAACATATCTCTATTGGGATGGCACTTGACTACCAAACGGACTATGTGGAGATGCGTACTCGAGAAACTTCTCAAACACGCCGAGCAACTCAAGCTGATTTTGATAATTTCTGATGGTAGAAAGGAGGGACTATGGCTGGAAACATAAAGGGAATTACGATTGAAATTGGTGGCGATACTCAACCCTTACAAGATGCCTTAAAGGGTGTAAACAAACAAGCATCTGAAGCTACCAAAGAACTAAGACAAATTGATAAGGCTCTCAAGTTTGATACAGGAAATGTCACCCTCCTTACTCAAAAGCAGGAAGTCTTGGCAAAACAAGTCGAGACAACCAAAGAAAAATTGGCAACGCTCCGTCAAGCCCAATCACAGGTGGAAGCTCAATTTAAGGCTGGGGATATTGGGGCAGACCAGTACCGTGCCTTTCAACGTGAGGTGGAAACTACTCAAAGGCTGCTAACGTCCTATGAAACTAAGTTAGCTGATGTGTCATCAACACTTGAGAATCACGGTCGAGCTAGTAGTTCAGCGGCTCAACAATTAGATAAACTCCAAGTGGAGCAGGGGCAGTTAGCAAGTGAGATGAACAAGGTCACATCTCAATTTGAGTTACAAGAAAGTGCTTTGTCATCCAATAGTTCCGAAGCAGAACGCAATGCCATAGCCCAACAAAAGATCGGAGCACAGTCAGAAATTGTTTCTAAACAAATTTCCAATCTCGAAAAGCAACTAGCCCTGACAAAGAGTGAATATGGTGAGAATTCCATTGAAGCGAATAAGATGGAAGCTGAGTTGAATCAAGCAAAGACCGCACTCAATAACCTGAACAACGAGATGGATGAGACTAAATCCTCTGCCGATGGTGCTCAGGATGGCATGAAAGCCATGTCTGACACCATTCGGGCTGAGGCACTTCAAGCGACCAGTGAGAAGCTAGCAGACATCTCTCAGAAAATCTTCGAAGTCGGAACAGAGTCCATGTCTGCGGCAGCTCAACTTCAAGCCAGCAATGCCCAATTCTCTACCGTATTTGGGGATATGGAGAATTCTGCTAAGGATGCCCTCAATAAGATTGGGGAAGAGATGGACATTGTTCCAGAGCGTCTTCAAGGCTCCTTCACTCAGATGGCTTCCTTTGCTAAAACCTCTGGGATGGATACGGCTCAGGCTTTGGATCTGACCACTCGTGCCACCAGAGCAGCGGCTGATGGGGCAGCATTTTACGACAAATCCATCGAAGAAGTCACCGAAAACCTGCAGTCCTTCCTCAAAGGAAACTATGAAAATGACGCAGCACTAGGTATTTCTGCGACAGAAACCACTCGTAATGCAGCGGCAAACAAGCTCTATGGAAAGTCCTTCAATGAACTATCAGAAGCTCAGAAGCAGTTAACCCTGCTTCAAATGGTAGAGGACGGCAATGAACTCTCTGGAGCCTTGGGACAAGCTGCAAGGGAATCAGACGGACTGGAAAACGTTCTGGGTAACTTAAGACAGTCTGGAACTAATGCTCTAGCAGCAATCGGTCAACCGATTCTGGAGATGCTTATTCCAGTCTTTCAAAGTTTGGCAGACATTGTTAGTCAACTAGCGACTTGGTTTACCAACTTATCCAGTCCCATCAAGGAAGTCGTCATTATCTTCACAGGTATTTTAGCCGTGGTAGGGATGTTACTTCCTGTTTTCTTGGGCTTACAGGTTGCAGCAGCTGCTATGGGGACAACCGTTGTTGGAATGATAACGGCATTTTTGCCGATTGTGGGGATTATTGTTGGTATTGTAGCTGCCATTACCTTACTGATTGTTGGGTTAAAAGAACTCTGGACGAATCACGAAGGCTTTCGAACGGCTGTGACGGAAATTTGGAATAGTATCTATGCCTTTCTGTCCATGATCATCCAGCAGATTTCTAGTTTTGTTATATCCATCTGGGGAACGCTAACCACATGGTGGACTGAAAACCAGCAATTGATTCTAAATGCTGCAACGACGGTATGGAATGCCATCACTACGGTTATTCAAACGGTGATGACTATTCTTGGACCGCTCATCCAAGCTAGTTGGGAGAATATCAAACTCATCATCACAGCCGCTTGGGAGATGATAAAGATTGTGGTTGAGACTGCTATCAATGTGGTACTTGGTATCATCAAGGCAGTCATGCAGGTTATCACTGGTGATTGGACTGGCGCTTGGGAAACCATCAAACAGGTCTTGTCGATGGCATGGGAGGGCATCAAGTCCCTTATTTCCTTAGCCCTCAATTTCATTGTCCAGTACATCTCAATTGCTTGGACAGGTATCAAGAATACCATCTCAAATTTACTGACAGCTATCAGTTCAGTCGTTTCATCCATTTGGTCAGCAATCCAATCGACCATATCCAGTATTTTATCTAACATCGGCTCAACAGTCTCCAATATTTGGAACAGTATCCGAAACACGGTCTCTAGTGTCTTGAATGGCATTTCAAGCACGGTGTCATCCGTTTGGAATGGTGTCAAGAATACCATTTCAAATGCCATACATGGGGCAAAAGATGCCGTGAGTAACGCTATCAATGCCATCAAAAATCTCTTTAACTTCCAAATTCGCTGGCCGCATATCCCCCTCCCTCACTTTAGGGTGTCTGGGTCTGCCAATCCTCTTGATTGGTTGAAGGGTGGAATTCCTAGAATTTCCATCGATTGGTATGCCAAAGGTGGTATTCTAACCAAACCAACCGCATTTGGAATGAATGGCAATAGCCTGATGGTTGGTGGTGAAGCAGGAAAAGAAGCGGTGTTACCTTTGAATGAACAAACCTTGGGTGCCATTGGTCGAGGAATCGCAAAGACCATGACAAGCAATCTACCACCCATTCACATCACTATTACAGGTAACACAGTCAGAGAAGAGACTGATCTTTACCGACTAGCGGAGATGGTTGGAGAAAAACTAGTGTATGAATTAGAACGTCAACAAGGATTGAGAGGAGTGAAACCATGATTAGACATAATGCATTAACCATTGGTGGAGTATCCACGTCTAGTTTTCCTTTTAAGGTAATCGTGGAAGAAAGTCCTTCAATCACAGTAAGTGAAAGTAAGACGCAATTGATAGAACACCAAGGTCTGTCAGGTGCGGTTCTTCAAACCAATCCTCGCAGAAGCGTCATGGAACTGAGCTTCACCCTCTATCTTGTTAAACCTAGTGAAGAACAGTTATTTTCCTTTTTGAAGCTATTTTTGAAAGAAGGATTTTGGCTTGAGAACGCTAGTTTCAAGACCATACGCTTTTGGTGTTACAAGGTTCACCATACTCCAGTTCAAAAAGATAAGCTGGGGGTGTATGAACTTAAGGTTACCTTTTCTTGTCATCCAACCAAGTGGTTCAAAACGACGACCTCGCAGGTGTTTAGAACCAGTGGTGTTTTGCGATGCCAAGGTTCAGCCATTGCTTTTCCAAAGATTACCATAAGTGGCAACTCGACTAGTGAAACTAGCTTTACGATTGGGGATGATGTCATACGCTTGGAGCGATTACAAGAAACACTCATTATGGATAATAATCCTAGTCAGCCAAGTTTTAAGACACAAAGAGGACAGCCTGTAAAATGGTCTGGCGATTTTATTTCCATTGATGCAGGTAGAAATGACTCGGTTGGAGTTGTCTTAGGTGCTGGCATCACATCATTAACAATAGAAATGAATTGGGGGTGGGCATAAAGTGCTATCATTATTAGACAAAACTGTTCGAACGGCAAAATGGCATGGAAAACCACTTCCTGAAACCATTAAGGCAAGTGTCAAGGAAACCTTGAATGGGGATTTTGTTTTGACCTTTACCTATCCGATCACAGACAGCGGACTATTTCGAGAGTTAAAAGAGGACTTCCTCGTTCGTAGCCCAGTTCCAGTATTGGGACACCAGTTGTTTCGGATAAAGAAAGTCATCGAAGGAGATACTAGTCTTGAAGTTGTGGCTTATCATATATCAGATGACATCATGACTAGGTTGGTATCGCCATTTAGGTGTGAACAGGTACCCTGTGCAACTGCCCTATCAAGCATGGTCATGGCAAGCAGAACTCCATTGGGAGATTTTTCTTTTACCAGTGACATTGTCAAGAACAGAACCTATACAACAGACAAAGAGCAGACGCTTTACTCAAGTCTAATGGACGGCAAACATTCTATTCTTGGAACTTGGGAGGGAGAATTGGTTCGAGATAACCTTGCCTTATCAATTAAGAGTGAGCGAGGACAAGACCGTGGAGTAGTCATCTCTACTCACTACAATTTGAAAAAATATCAACGAACCAAAGAAAGTTCACAGATTATCACTCGTATCCATGCCACTTCAAGCTTTAAACAAGAGGGGCAGGATAGAGAGACTGTACTTCAAGTAACTGTAGACAGTCCGTTGATAAACTCCTATCCTTTCATCAATGAAGTAACCTATACCAATAATCATCTCAGGACTCGTCAAGAGTTAATTGAGTGGGCTAATAGCAAGTTTCGCTTAGAGGGAATCGACATGCCTAAAGATGCCATCATCATTGAGGCCTTTGAGTTGGATGGTCAAACGGTTCATCTAGGCGATACAGTTACTTTAAAAAGCAAACTACATGGTATTGATGTAAGGAAGAAAGCCATCGCTTATGACTTTGATCCTTTAGCTAAGAATTACCGCTCTATCACATTTGATGATAAGGCAAGTATCGGTACAGGTAAAACTGGCGGAAGCATAACTACACTAGCCAATAATCTCCTTGATGGGAATAAGCGGAGTGAGGATGTTGCCGTTGAAATTGCACTTGAGAATGCAAACAGAGCCTTTGATGCGGAATTTGAGAAACGTCAAGTATCCATTGATAATGCTATCGAACAGGCTCAAAGTCGTGGGGAGGTCTATGCGAATCGATTAAAGGCTAGCATTGTCAGTGAACTTTCAACTATTCACCAACAGATGCGACAACAGGAAGAGGAGCAGCAACGCACAACTCGTGATTTATTGGCAAAGGCTGGGGTAAACACCAACCTAGCAACAGAAGCCAAAATGAAGGCAGAACAGGCTCAAACTGGGGCAACTGAAGCCCTCAGGAGGGCAGAACAAGCCAAGCTTGATGCCATTAATGAAGCTAACCGATTGACTTCAACGGAGCGTAGTCAGACAGAGTCCAAAATTGCGACAGCTAAATCACAAGCTATCTCTGAAGCCAGTCGATTGGTTGATGTAGCAAAATCACTGTTGAGTGGACAGTTGGAAACTGTCAGTACCAATCTGTCACAAACCAAGGAGGATATAAAACTTCTTGCGAGTAAGCAAGTTGTAGATAGTCTGACTGGTCGAGTAACCGGTGCAGAATCCATGATTCAAGTGCAAGCAGACCAAATTTCTCAGCGTGTTAAAACCAGTGATTTTAACCAAGCGAAACAGAGAATCGAAACTGCCGAGTCGTCTATTACGCAATTGGGGAATCGCATTACAACTGAACTCAGTCAGGTGGATGCGAAAATTCCAACTAGCCTAGATGGCCTAAATTTGATGACTGGTACTCGTGATTGGTCGAATAGAGGAAATGCCTGGCATTTAGGAAACAACTGGTCTACCGAAACAGAGAATTTCAGAGGACTGGTTGTTCGTTCAACCCAAGCAGGGTTTAACGGAAGTCATCAGAATATTGTTGTGAAAGCAGGAGATGTCATTACTTTTAGCTTTTATGCCAAAGCAAATCAACCTCTATCCTCCATTAAGGTCTCATCGATTTGGACGGGTTCGAGTGTTTATCGTGCTCCAGTCGCAAGAGTGAGGGAATCGGACGATATTATATCCGTTACAAGTGACTGGAAACGCTACTGGAAAACAGTTCATGTCATATCTGATGGTTCACTCCAATTTCGAACGGAGTACAATGCAAGCGCAATCCCAAATGGGAATAAATTCTATGTGGCAGGATTGAAAGTCGCAAAAAGCTCACTGGACACAGGCTATTCAGAAAATCCATCAGATATAGCTGGTGAATTGACCGCCCAACGGACACTCATCACGCAAACAGCGTCAGGTGTGGAGCAGGTTTCTACAAGATTATCCGAAGCAAATGGAAAGATTTCTAGTAGTGAGACACAAATTCGACAATTAGTTTCGGATGTATCCTCGAAGGTTAGTCAAACGGATTTCAATAACTTGAAACGAACTGTCGAAGGACATACTACATCCATCCAACAAACACAGCAATCTATCTTGCTTAAGGCTGATAAGACTGTTCTTGAGGGGGTCAAAATAACCGCTGATAATGCCTTAGCTAAGGCCAACACAAACGCTAGTCAGATTACCCAAACCAAGGCAGACTTACGTATTGCCAATGATGCCATTTCACAGAAAGTCGCAAAGACGGATTTTAATAACTTGACTGGTCGAGTAGCAAGTGCAGAATCCACTATACGTACACAGGCTGGGCAAATTGAACAACGACTAACAAGTACGCAAGTTGAATCAGCCATTAACTCAAAAGGCTACCAAACCAAGTCTCAGGTTGATTCCAATATTACGGGTCGTGGCTATCTAACCAGCAGTTCGCTACAACCTTATGCGACGACAACTAGTGTGCAGAATTTGGTTAGATCTACCTCTGATAGTTTTACCCAGCGAATCAGTCAAACAGAAAGCAGAATCCCTACCTCAGTTTCGCATCGCAACTTGATAGCTGGTACTTCTGATAGATGGGGGGCTTATCAGACGATAAATGTGAGTAGTAACTGGATAGCCTCTTTAGGAAGAGTACAATTTGGAGATAATAGTGGTATCTATATCGGGTCAAAAGTCCATTTATATGTTCATATCTCAGCGGATGAGATTACCTTTGACCCTGCGGTGACGACTCGTTCTATGAAACTCCAAGGTCCAATCTTGGATAGTCAAAAAGTTTGGACATGGACCAACTGGAATTTGTATCACCCTTTCTACAATAAATGGAGCAGTAATCTGACAACTGGTAATAATTATCGGTTAATCAAACTAACCTCTACCGTCACTCAAGAGATGTACCAACAGTCAAAAGGGTTTGAACTTCAAGTCAGAATCGATGGAGTTAAAACTGGTAAGTTCCATGTGAGAGCTTTAATGGTATCAACTGGTGATATCTTTCCAGACTATTGGACACCGTCATTAGACGACTTTACGACAGTAACGGCTTTTCATGAGGTTCGGGATACTGTCAGCAGTCACACTCGAACAATTGGAGATCACACCAATCAAATCAGTCAGGTTGTTCAAACGGCTACTGGGATTGTGACACGAGTTGGCAATCTAGAAACAAGTCGAGCGACAACGGCGACAGTAAATGCCATTCAAACTCAGGTTTCAACACTTGCAGGGTCGTGGTCGGTTCGCAATTTGACCAGTGCGGGAACAGTATTGAGTCAACTTAACCTTAATAAGGATGGCACAGTCAAGATTGATGGAAAACTCGTCCAAATTACTGGCACTACCTTTATCCAAGATGGTGTCATTGCGAGTGGTAAGATTGCCAGTCTTGATGCAGGCAAGATTACGTCAGGTATCATCTCAGCAGCTCGAATTGGAGCAGAAGCGATCACTGCGGATAAGTTAAAGGTTGACCAAGCTTTCTTTACCAAGTTTATGGCAACAGAAGCCTATCTTAAGCAGTTATTTGCCAAATCAGCCTTTATAACCCAAGTGCAGTCAGTAACCCTCTCAGCCAACAAAATTTCTGGTGGAATCTTGTCAGCAATCAACGGAGCCATGAAAATCAATCTGTCACTTGGAAACATTAAGTTCTTTACAAACTCTCCATCCATTTCTCGTGAGGTTAGTGGTTATCCTCACCAGTGGGTTTCATTTGAAACAGGAACATCAAATGGTAATCCATGTGGTGTAACCATTATCGGTTCCAATCGATGGAACAACTGGAATGCCAATGACGGTGGCTTTGTAGGAATTCGAGCATGGAACGGTACAGATACCGACCAAATTGATGTGGTAGGCGATAAGGTACGTTTAGCTAGTGCTCCATATACCAATCCAGATGGTTGGGAAATAGTAACGTTGCCTAACCGACTGAGTATTGATGCCTTTAAAGCATCTGACCGACCAAGTTCAATTTTGAATATCGGAGATATCCGCATCTATCGAAATGGTACAACCTACGTCAGTTTGAAAGATGTTCTTCATCAATTCAACCACAATTTTAAACACTTAGTAAACATCACAGGTCGAGGTGATGTCATCTTGACATGGGATACGATTAAATAAAGGAGTTCACGGATGAATCTAGAACAAATCAACCAATCATTAAAACTAACTATTCAGGAGCTTGTCGCAAAGCTATCTGATGAAATCACCGCTAAGAACCTCATTGCCATCCAATTAGTGGAAAGGGATGAGGAACTTAGCCTATTGCGGAAAGAAAAACAGGAATTGACTGAGTTGTTAGAAGTTCAGACAAAACCTGAAGAAGTGAAAGGAGAATAGCGATTATGGCACTACTCAATATTGACAAAGTAACGGAACCATTTGATTTGGAGACAGCTCTCGCTTACATGCGTAAGAACGGAGAGTTCATACGTTGTAAGACCGCAGAGCAGGATTTTTACATGTATCTTGAAGAAGTAAGGCGACCTGCCATTAAGAATGGAAAGCGCCAGTTAGTTACAACAGAAACAGTTTGGGCATTTAATCAGTGGGGCAGTACCACATTAACACTGAACCTTTCTGATCTGTTTCATGATTGTTTCTATCTGATGCGGTTTGATGAGAACGGTCAACCAGATTGGTCAGACCCTTCCATTGTGCAAGAAGGTTCAGTAGAAAGTGAGGTGACCGATGAAGGAACTGTTAACACTTAATAAGATTTTATTCTCTATGATTGGAGGCTTGATTGGTAGTCTATTTGGAGAGTTGGATGGTATCCTGTATGCCCTACTGGTCTTCATTATTATTGACTATCTAACAGGAATTTTTGCGGCAGTTGTAGAGAAACAATTGTCAAGTAGTATCGGTTTTCGTGGCATCTTTAAAAAGATAGCCATTTTATTTTTAGTTTCATTAGGTCATATGATTGATACTGCAGTCATCAAGCAGGGTGGAACAATTCGAACCATGGTCATTTTCTTTTATCTCAGTAATGAGGGGTTAAGTATCCTAGAAAATACCGTTCGAATTGGTCTACCAATACCTGAGAAACTACAAGCAATTTTAAAACAAATCAACGAGAGGTGAGAAGATATGGGAAAACATCTAGTCATTTGTGGTCATGGGCAAGGGCGAACAGGCTATGATCCTGGAGCAGTGAATGCCAAACTAGGCATCACAGAAGCAGGAAAGGTTCGAGAATTAGCCAAGTTAATGTCTAAGTACAGTGGACAACAGATTGATTTTATTACCGAACAAAATGTTTATGATTATCGGAGTATTACTAGTATTGGTAAGGGATACGACTCAATTACTGAATTGCACTTCAATGCCTTTAATGGTAGTGCCAAAGGTACAGAAGTCTTGATTCAATCTTCTTTAGAAGCAGACAAGGAAGATATGGCTATCCTATCTCTCCTTTCACGATACTTTCAAAATCGTGGCATTAAGAAGGTAGATTGGCTCTATAATGCCAACCAAGCAGCGAGTCGTGGATATACCTATCGTTTGGTGGAGATTGCCTTTATCGATAATGAACAAGATATGGCGATTTTTGAAACCAAGAAAGAGGACATTGCGAAAGGTCTTGTGTCAGCAATAACAGGAGTTGAAGTCAAGACAATAGTTCCCTCGCCCCCCAGTTCAACTGTTGGGAGTTCAGGAACTCCTTCAAAATCAATCTATCTTGTTGGTGATAGTCTTAGGGTGTTGCCTCATGCGACTCATTATCAGACTGGTCAGAAAATTGCCAACTGGGTCAAAGGGCGCACCTATAAAATCCTCCAAGTGAAGAATGTTCACCAGTCCAACAGTAAGAGAGCTTATCTACTTGATGGAATCAAGTCATGGGTGCTAGAGCAGGATGTAGAAGGAACAACTAAAGGACATAGTGAGCAGACCTATCAAGCACAGAAAGGCGATACGTATTATGGAATCGCTCGGAAGTTTGGTTTATCAGTAGATGCCCTTCTTGCGGTAAATGGCTTGAAGAAGGCGGATATTTTAAGAGTTGGACAAACACTCAAGGTCAACGCAGCTTCAAGGACAACAACTGCTATTCCAACCAGTGTTGCCAGTCGTGTGGTTGCGTCAGCTTTATCTAAGGTCGGTCAAAAGGTGACCGTTCCATCTAACCCTTATGGTGGACAGTGTGTTGCCTTGGTAGATAAGATTGTTCAAGAACTTACGGATAAGAATATGTCCTATACTAATGCCATTGACTGTTTGAAGAAAGCAAAATCAAATGGTTTCCAAGTAATCTACGATTCTTGGGGTGTGAATCCTAAAGCAGGTGATTTCTATGTCATTCAAACAGATGGTATGGTATATGGGCATATTGGTGTCTGTGTGACGGATTCTGATGGAAAAAGTATTGATGGTGTGGAACAGAATATTGATGGGTATTCTGACCATAATAAGAACGATATCAACGACCAACTGGAACTCGGTGGCGGTGGAATTACTCGTCGAGTGAAACGGCAATGGATGGCAGATGGTACACTCTACGATTCAACTGGAACAGTTAAACTTGGAAAAGTTGTTGGTTGGTTTAGAATTTCATAATTTAGTTATAAGCCTGGTGGGAACATCAGGCTTTATTTTTTTGCTTTTTTTTCAAAAAGTGCGGAAAAATTACTCCCACACCTACCTAGTAAGGTAGTAGGAATATTTGTATTCCATGAACTATGGCATAAAATTATCAGGTCGAATTAGTTGGTCTGATAACTTGACTAATATCCTTTTTAGAGTGATATATAGTGTGCCATTACATAGGAAGGAGAGTAAATGTCCGTAAAGAAGATTAGAGTCAATAAACAAAAACACAAGAAGAGGGTCTGTGCCTACATTCGAGTTTCGACGACTAATGGAAGTCAGTTAGAATCGTTAGAAAATCAGAAACAGTATTTTGAAAAACTGTATTCCAATAGAGACGATATTGATTTTGTAGGTGTTTATCATGACAGAGGTATATCTGGTTCTAAGGATAATCGTCCAAATTTTCAAGTCATGATTGAAAATTGTCGTAAAGGTATGATTGATGTTATCCACACCAAGTCTATTGCTCGATTTGCTAGAAACACGGTTACAGTTCTTGAAATTAGTCGTGAACTGAAGGCAATAGGAGTAGACATATTTTTTGAGGAACAAAACATACATACCCTCTCAAGTGAAGGGGAAGTGATGCTTTCAGTTTTAGATAGTATTGCTGAGGACGAGTTGAGGAGTATGAGTGGTAATCAACGTTGGGCATTTCAAAAGAAATTCCAACGAGGAGAGCTGGTCATTAACACCAAGCGATTCTTAGGATACGATGTTGACGAAAATGGTGAGTTGATTATCAATCCAGAAGAAGCTTTGATAGTCAGGCAAATATTTGCATTTTACCTTGAAGGGTATGGTACTCATCGTATTGCCAAACTGTTAAATGAAAAGGGAGTTGCGACGGTTACAGGTGCTAAATGGCATGACACCACAATCCGTCAAATGTTAAGCAATGAAAAATACAATGGTTCGGTCTTATTGCAGAAGTATTTTCACGATGGTGTGAATGGTCCTAAAAAATTGAATCAGGGTGAACTCGAACAATACTTTATAGAGGATAATCATGAAGCTATTATTTCCATGGAGGATTGGCAAACAGTTCAGGCCAAACTAAACAGGAGAAGATGGCAACAAGGTAGAAACAAAACCTATAAATTTACGGGGTTATTAAAGTGTCAGCATTGTGGTTCGACTCTAAAGAGACAAGTTTCTTACAAGAAAAAAATTGTTTGGTGCTGTTCCAAATACATTAAGGAAGGAAAAGCAGCTTGTCAAGGGATGCGTGTGCCAGAAGTAGATATCTCAAATTGGACAGTAACCTCGCCAGTAAAAGTGATAGAAAGGGATAGAGATGGGGAAAAGTATTACAGTTATTCCAGCCAAGAAAGTGCAGACCAGCGTTCTTCATCAGGTCAGGAAGAAAATCAAAGTAGCCGCATATTGTCGAGTGTCCACCGACCAAGAAGAACAACTATCAAGTTATGAAAACCAAGTTAATTATTACCGAGAGTATATCTCCAAACACGAGGACTATGAGTTAGTTGACATCTATGCGGATGAGGGCATTTCAGCAACCAATACCAAAAAACGTGATGCCTTTAACCGCTTGATACAAGATTGTAGGGCAGGTAAGGTGGATAGGATTTTGGTCAAGTCGATCAGTCGGTTTGCCAGAAACACCCTTGATTGTATCAAGTATGTCCGAGAGCTGAAAGAACTGGGTGTTGGCGTGACTTTTGAGAAGGAGAATATTGACAGCCTAGATTCCAAAGGTGAAGTTCTCCTGACAATCCTTTCTTCCTTGGCACAGGATGAGTCACGTTCCATTTCAGAGAATGCGACATGGGGAATTCGTAAGAAGTTTGAACGCGGTGAGGTGCGCGTGAATACCACAAAGTTCATGGGTTATGACAAGGATGAGAATGGTAGGCTTATCATTAACCCTCAGCAAGCTGAAACAGTTAAATTCATTTACGAGAAATTCTTAGATGGGTATAGTCCTGAGTCCATAGCTAAGTATTTGAATGACAATGAAATATCTGGTTGGACTGGGAAGGCAAATTGGTATCCAAGTGCTATACAGAAAATGCTTCAAAATGAAAAGTACAAGGGTGATGCCTTATTGCAGAAGACCTTTACCGTTGATTTTTTGACTAAGAAACGAGTTCAAAATGATGGTCAGGTTGACCAGTACTATGTAGAAAATAGCCATGAAGCTATTATTGACAAAGACATTTGGGAATTAGTACAGTTGGAATTGGCAAGGAGGAAAGCCTACCGAGAGGAGCATCAGCTCAAGTCCTATATCATGCAAAATGACGATAACCCTTTTACAACTAAGGTGTTCTGTAAAGAATGTGGTTCAGCCTTTGGTCGAAAGAACTGGACCACCAGTCGAGGTAAACGCAAGGTTTGGCAATGTAACAATCGATATAGGGTCAAAGGACAGATTGGCTGTCAGAATAACCATATTGATGAAGAAACGCTAGAGAAAGCCGTAGTAATAGCTGTAGAACTATTGAGTGAGAACGTAGATCTATTGCATGGGAAGTGGAATAAGATTCTAGAAGAAAATCGTCCGCTTGAAAAGCATTATTGTACGAAGTTGGCTGAAATGATTAACAAGACTTCCTGGGAATTCGATTCGTATGAGATGTGTCAGGTATTGGATAGCATTACAATTTCAGAAGATGGGCAGATAAGTGTAAAATTCTTAGAGGGGACAGAGGTAGACTTGTAAGTGACTGTGACTGAAAGGTTGCAGTTTTTTTCGTTTTTAGTGGTATAATAGCCGTATAAATCATAATTGATGGTGAATTACATGGAAAATAATTTGAATTTCGATATTTACGAGCATCACTTTGGAGCATTATATTATCACATAAAATCTTTGATTGGGGAATCCCCTATCTATGATGAAACTATTGATGAGGAAGATTTAATATTTCTTCCCTCGAAGCATCTATTTGATATTGGAAATGTAGAATTTAATAGGTTCAAAGCTCAAGAATCAGAGTACCGTTCTTGGATTGAAATATATATCTTTAAAATCATCAAAAATATTTTAGAGCGAAAATCAATCTTCTTTGAGGAACATTATTATGGAGATGGAACTGAGGCATACTCCATGTTGCTTTGCCCTAATGGCATACGAGTTGAAGTATTTTTTCTTTATGATATTTCATATGAAAGTGCTAGCAATACGGATTATGATAAAATTTCAAAATCTCTTCATGCTAAGACTGATAATGTTGATGAAATCCATATATTTATTTTACGTGATGCAATACATTTTGTGGACTTAGCTAACTTGGTGAATGGGAATAGTGAGTTAAATCAAAATGGTTTAGTAAAAGTCTTCCCAATAAAATCATTCTTTTTACAGTATTTTGATGAAGCAGAATATAATTCTTTTATCAGTTTCGCAAGAGAGTTTCATGAACGAATCATGAGTGAAATAACTTATAAAACGGTAATTATCCCAAGTAAAAATACATTATCAGCTTTTCGAACAAAAAAGTCCGAAATGTTACAAACTATGGATTATAAAGCAATATTCGACTATGGTAAATCAGGATTCCTTACAAATGAAGATTTTTTGAAAGTTGAAGGGAAGTTTTTAGAGAATAAGATGTATCTCGCAATGACTGGCAAAAATGATTTTTCAGAGAGTTTCATCAGTGCTGAATGGTTATTTGATATTTATAGCCATTCGATGGGTGAGTTAGAATTAACAGGTATAATATCAGGGTATTTAAAGTCAATAGAACAATTAATGTATAAGATAGTTCAACTTAATATTGATAAGGGATTTTCTATAAGATCAAACAGACAAAACGGAAACCGAAGGATTCAATATACTAAAGACAATGCTGAAATGATTGATAGTACGTTAGGGTCATTGAATGAATTCATTACCTCGAAAGAAGCAAAATTAGCTTTATCAGCAAAAGTCAGAGGCTGTATGAATCATGCAATTTCACAATGGACAAGATATCAACGAAATGGGTATTTTCATAAACATAATCTATATAAACAGGATAATAAAATCGATGAGATAAGATCGTTAACACTATTTTTATACTTTATCATATTAGGCGGGTTGGAGTTTTCAAGTATACAACTGAAGGAGTTGGGAATACATGATAAAGAGGTAATAGTGAAAGAAAAGTTTAACATTGACTCAGTGTATATAAATTTCAAGAATTGGTTTAATAAAGCTTTAAAGTTTGATTTACCAATTGAAATTCCAGGTCTAGTGTTCATGGTAAGTTCTCATAATGGGGAGTGGCACCTTAATGCATATTTGCTCAAAGTGTTTGATAGAAAAAAATATATCTCCCAAAAATATCAACTGTTAAATGGAGAACATTTGGAATTGAGTCACTTATATAATGTGCAATCTTTAAATTTGTGTGCTGCAGATATTGCTGAACTACAAGTAGTCGATTTGGTTGAGAAATTATTGGATATTTACAAAGCTGAACATAAGATTTTAATGAATAAAATAAGTGGGATTGTCCTATATTGTCGGAAAATTGAAAAACTAGTTCATTAAAAAAGGGACTAATGGGTCAGCCCCCTCAAAATTACCAGAGATTAAGCTCAGCCAGATATAAGGACTCCAGCCTTACTTTCTACGCAACAACGCCACACACTCCACATGCTTGGTGCCGTCACAATCGAATGCTTCTCCAGAGCCGCCCGCTGTGTTTCTATGCTTGCTTTGGCATACACTTCCGTAGTGGATATATCCTCATGCCCAAGGAAATCCTTGATATAAAAAAGGTTTACTCCTGCTTCAAGCAAGTGCATGGCTTTGGTATGGCGGAGGGTATGGGGTGAAACATGTGTTTCCACGTTTGCGGCTGCGGCATATTTTTTCAGTATGTAAGCAGCTCCCGCACGGGTTAATGGCCTGCCCTGATGGTTCTGGAATAAATTCCTGTCTAACTTTACGGGCATGTCCAGATGATTTTCTGAAATGTACCGTTTCAAATGCTCTGCCGTATTGGAAAGTATCGGGACTTCCCGCAGTTTCCGCCCTTTCCCAAACAGGATTACTTTGGCGGGATTTTCCAGGCGGACATCCCGCACCCTGACAGACAGGATTTCTGACACCCTTGCGCCTGTATCATACAGCAGGCTTAAAAAGCAGAGGTCACGCCTGCCGTAAGCTGTTGACTGGTCTGGCTGTCTTAGGATTTCGCCCATCTCTTCAACGGACAGGTAATTCATGACAGGCTTTTCACGTTTTGAAAAAGGTATCTGTATGATTTTTTGGCACAGCAGCATATTTTCAGGGCTTTCCACCTCCGCATATCTGAAAAAAGCCCGTATTGCCGCCAGTCTTTGGTTTCGCGTGGAGATGCTGTTTCCCCGTTCATTTTTCAGCCATGAAAGGAAATCCTGTATCATGTCGGGCGAAAAGTCAGATATGCCCAGGCTCTCTGCTTTTAACCCGTAAACATCACGGCAGAATGTGAGCAGAAGGCGGAACGTGTCACAGTATGAAGAAACTGTGTTCCTTGTCACATTCCGCAGTGAAGGCAGGTAAGTTGTTAAGTAGTCTGCTAAGATTCTTGAAAAGTCGGTTGGTTTTTTCATTCTTCCTCCATTCTAGGGACGATTTCCCCAAAAGACGATTCTACGGCAGTTATTACATGAGGGAACATATCTGCTGTAAACTGTAGGTATGTTTGTGTGGACGATGTGTTTTTATGGCCGAGATACTGGCAGAGCAGCGGCATTACTGCCATGATATTTTCACCATGCAGGACAAGTTTGCGGAGTGACTTTACTGCGAATGTGTGCCTGAAATCATGCACCCTTGGCCCTTTCCCTGCGCCTCCATGGGAGATTCCCGCTTTCCAGAGCGCTTTGCGGAATGTCACATATACTTCGTGTTCTGAATACGCCTGTCCGTGCCCGGCAGGAAAGACCGCCGTGCTGTCTGGAAAAAGAAGGGCGGTTTCTTGAAGGTATTCTTTGAATTGGGCTGTCATTTCTTCGGCCAGTGGTATTTTTCTCTCTTTATTGAATTTAGCTTCCCTTATGGAGATTACGGCATGGCCATTGTAAAAAGATATATCGCTTTTTTCCAGATTCAACGCTTCCCCAAGCCGCATCCCCGTACATATGAGCAGAGAAAAAAGCATATAGAAAACTTTCCGCCTTTTTTCAGAGCGTTCCATTTCACGGGCTGCATCAAGAAATTTCCGTAATTCCTCATTTGTAAATATGTGCGGGCGGTATGTCCTGTCTGTCCTTAACCGTGCCATAGCGGGCGGCACATAAGCGTCCCCGCCAGACCTTACAATGTACTGGCAGAGCTGTCTGAAAGTATTCCGCCGGTTTTCGCAGGTTTTATCCCTTTCATAAATACGTTTGGAAGTCCATGCTTCAAATATTTCTTTTGTAATGGTATTTTCCTGAAAGCCGTTCTCTTTCACAAACTTGTCAAAGTGCCATAAATTCCGCATCTCGCATATGTATTTGTTTCCAAGCCCCTGCTTTTCACGGATAAAGCCTGTGAGTTCCTGCGCAAACTGGCTTTCAAAGCACAGCTTTCCGATATATTCATTCAT